GAAGCCGGTGGCCGCAGGTGCGATGGAGCGGCCTGCGGCCGCCGTGTCGGGAGAGTGTGGGTCGGGGAGGTGCTCTGCTCCACTGGGGCCTAGACCTGTTCCCTCTCGGCGTCCCATTCTGCGGATTTTCCGCGGGAGGTGAGGATGGCAGACCTTTCCCCCTGGCATGCTGTGGTCCAATCGGGCTTTGCGGCGTTCGCTTTGGCCCTCTTGGGGTTCTGCGCGTGGCTGGTTCGGAATATCCTGCGACTCAATCGGGAGACGCAGGAGGTCGTGAAGGCGAATACTGAGGCGATCACCAAGCAGATCACGTGCATGGAAGCCATGATGCAGCACTCGGAATCGACGCGTCGCGAGGTCGAGCGCCTGCGATTTCTTTTAGAGGCCCGGCCGTGTCTTGTTTCACAGCAACGCGATCATCAGGCCTAGGTATGGCGAAAAAGCTTGCCAAAAATCAGAGCTGTCATGTCTGTGGGCGGGTCACGGACGATGTCTATTACCGCACGCCGGGGAGCGGCCTGCCCAGCAAGCGGCCCCTCTGTGCCGACTGTTACGAACGGGGGTGGGAGCGGTACTGGCGGGATGTCGGTCTGCGGGAAAAGGTCGTGAGTCGGGAGGCAAGGCGGGCGAGAGGAAGGGGCGTTGTAAGGCGTCGGGCGGGTCAGCGGCCCGATGAACGGATCGAGTAGGCGATGGCGAAAAAGGCAGGACGGAAAACGTCAAAAAAATCCCTTCGTGCGGTCAAGACCGACCTGGCCCAGGAAAAGTTTCTGGAAAGCATCACCCAGTGGGCCAATATCACCGAAGCGGCGAAAGCAGCCGGGGTGGCCCGCAGCACGCATTACGTCTGGCTGAAGGACCCCATCTACCGAAAAAGATTCCTGGAGGCCCGCGAGTCGGCCTATGACCGGCTGGAACAGGAGGCCTTCCAGCGGGCCATGAGTGGTTCGGATCGGCTCCTGACCTTTCTGCTGGCCGCCTATCGCCCGAAGTTTCGCGTGGATGCCCCGCCCCCAATTGCCGCGGGGGATGATCTGGCCGACATCCCCGATGACAAACTGTTGGTGGAGGCGGAGCGGGAATTGAAGGCCATGGGCCACGGCAAACTGGAAGACCTCTGGGAGGCGAAACCGTGATATGGCGGCCCGTCCCGATGCTGTTCCACCGGCCCTCCGTGAACTCTGGCGGCGGCGCGCCCGGGCGGAGCTTCTTCCCTTCACGACCTGGACCTTTCCCGACTATGAGGCTTACTGGCACCACCGGCTGATCGCCGAGGCCCTGGATCGGTGGCGGCAGGGGGAGTGGCCGCAACTGATCCTTTGCATGCCGCCCCGGCACGGGAAGACGGAGCTGGTCTCGCGGCGGCTGCCGGCGCTGATCCTGGGGCAGGACCCGGACGCGCGGATCATCATGGCGGCCCATACGGCGGCCCTGGCCGAGGCCAATTCGCGGGACGTTCAGCGGATTGCCGAAAGCCCGGAATATCAAGCCCTGTTCAGCCTACGACTACCAGGGCGCGGGCTGCGAGCTGGTCGCTACAAGCGGACGGACGGACATTTCGAGATTCCCCAGCGCCGGGGCTATCTGCGGGCTGTCGGGGTAGGCGGCGCGATAACGGGCTTCGGCTTCGACTTCGGGATCATCGACGACCCGATCAAGTCGGCGGAAGAGGCGGAAAGTGAGGTTTACCGGGACCGGGTGTGGGAATGGTTCACGCGGGATTTCTGGACGAGGCGGGCAAAGGGGGCGCGGGTGCTTATCACGATGACCCGGTGGCATATCGACGACCTGGTCGGGCGGATTCTCAAGCTGAAGGGGAAGGGACTGGGAAAGTGGCAGGTCATCACCCTGCCGGCGCTGGCAACCGACAAGCGGACGCCTGGCGACCCGCGGCTACCGGGCGAGGCCCTCTGGCCGGAGTTTCTGCCCCTTTCGGAACTGGAAGAGATTCGGGCGGCGGACCCGCGGGGCTTTGCCGCCCTCTATCAGCAATCGCCCCTGGAGGCCGGGGGGACGGAGTGGCCCGCCGAGTATTTTGGGGAGTGGCTCTGGGTCCCGGCTGAAGAATGGCCCGACAGGAAAGACTTTTCGGCCCTGGTCATGGCGATTGACCCCTCACGGGGGCGGGAGGATGCGGCCAGCGATTATGCGGCGATTGTCTGGGCAGGGCTGCACAAGCGGTCGGGGCTGGTCTATGTGGACGCCGATCTGGCCGTCAGGCCCCCGACTGAGACATTAGACCGTGCCCTGGACCTGTTTGAGCAACTGCGGCCCGATTTTGTGGGGGTGGAGACGAATCAGTTTCAGCTCCTCTTTGCCCAGGAACTTGAGCGGCGGGGGAAGGCGGGTTTTTCCGTGCGGCTCCCCGTGGTCTATATCGCCAACTACCTGCCGAAGATTCTGCGGATTCGGCGGCTGGGGCCGTGGCTGGCGGCCAGGGAACTTCGGTTTGCCGAGTCCGCCGGCGCAAAACTTGTCATCGAGCAACTCAAACAGTTTCCCGAAGGGCAGCACGATGACGGCCCGGACGGATTGGAAATGGCCCTTCGCATCCTCACCGAGCACGCCCCGCGGCGGGTCGAATCCCTCCAGTATCGCCCCGGTGAACGGTCGAGCATCCCCTTTGATTGGCGATAAGAGGTTTGCCTAACTTAACGACATTAGGCGCCGTTAGGCGCGCCCCGGCGAAGATGGGCAACCTTTGGCCCGTATTCGGCGCGCGGTGTGACGGCGGCATTTGCCGGGGAGAGGCCGTTACACTGGGGGCATGGCTGAGTTTTCGCCCCTCTTTCACCGTGCCCATCGTGAGGCCCGCCTGGCGGCCAAGCGGGTCTTTGCCGATGCCCCGCTGGGGCAGATCATGAAGGCGGCCTGGGGACGACGTGCCCCGCGGCCCCAGGATGTGGATCAGATCCTCAACGCCCTGCGGCTGTGGGGACCCCGTCCGGAGGCCCTACGGGGGATGATGGGGATCCGGTTTGGCAATCTCACGTGGACCATCGAGCGGTACGCGAGGCGGAACGACGACCTGGGCGACCTGGTCCGGGAGTGGCTGGAGTCCCTGGGGACGCCGGGCAAGTTCCTCTTGAGCCTGTTTGGGCCGGGGCGGATGTGGTTTGAACCGAATCAAGAGGCGTGGTTGCTTCAGGGGGCGATCAATTTCCTGCGGGCCTACGGCTACGAGGTCCTACCTTCCCCCCATGGTCTGAAGCCGGGGACACCGATTTACGAGCGGGCCAGGGCGGCGGCCTGGGAGTGGCTGGAAAAGACCGGGGAGACGATGGCCAGCCATTTTCTGGGGCCGCCCGAGATTACGGAAAAGGACCTCTTTCAGGAGGTCTTCACCCCTCGGACCACCAGGGTGGAAAGCGGGGCCGTCGATCTTTCTCCCCTCCACGGGATTGTGGGCCTCCCGGCGGACCACCCCATCAACACGGGGAAGTTTGTGGATGTCCAATCCTCCAACGTCCACAGTGTGGCCTATGACGCGCGGGACAGCACGCTGTTTGTGCGGTTCTGGGCCAAGAAGTGGGACAAGGAGGTCCAGGACTATCTCCCCAGCGGGCCGGGGCCGATTTACGCCTATAGCTCCGTCCCGCCGCAGATGTTTCTGGACCTCCTGGAGGCCCGTTCCAAGGGGGGCTGGGTGTGGGACAACCTGCGGATTCGGGGGACCGTCTCGGGGCACAAGTTCGATTACCGGCTGGTGGCGATTGCCGGGGGCTATGTGCCCCGCAAGGCGACCTTTGCCCCTCTTACGCCGGGTGATTACACGGGGGAATACGGCGAGGTCTTTATCCCGCGGCTGGTCCAGACGCCGAGCGGGAAGTGGGTGCAATCCGTCAAACCCTACGAAGTGGCCAGGACCTTCCGCCCCACCGGACCGATCCCGCCGCGGATGGCGGAACTGTTTGGGGTCGGCGTTGTCGATTGAGAAGGGATCATGGAGAACGAGATGGCCGATGAACTTGTGTTGATCGCGGGAAACAGGATTGAACGAAAACCGTTAAACGGCAACGGCAAGACCCAATCGCGGTTGGCCCCCAATCTCGGTCAGCCCCCGGTCCCGCATGTCGTGACCTTTGCCGGGATCATGAGCGGGGCAAGCAAGACCTACATGCCCTCCGATGAGGCGCTCCAGCACTCTTGGGCGAATGCCCAATACATGCGGCAGGATGCCGCCATTATGGAACCGCTGGAGGTCCGCAAGCGGGCCGTGGCGCTGTTGGACTGGCATATCGAGGCCGATGACCCGGAGGACCCTGAGCAATCCGAAATGGCGGATGAGGTCACCTGGATCCTCCGTAAGATTCCGCGCTTTACGCAATATCGTGAAGTGCTTTTGGAGGCCTTGTTTTTCGGGCGTTATGCGGTTGTCAACTCTGCCGGGTGGATGAAGCGGCAAGGCAAGATGCTTTTAGGGATTCGACGTTGGCGGCCCCTCCACGGCGATAAGCTTGTCTGGCGGTGGGATGATGGATCAGGGGATTTCGATCCGGACTGTGTGGGGATCCGCATCGGGGCTGCGGCCGGAGCCGGGGAGATCGTGACGCGCTGGAAGAAATGGGCCGAAGCGAATGGCGGTGAAATTCTGCCCACATATCTGGGATTGGCCTATTTTCCTCCGCCCCATCTTCGGGAGCTCATCACGATCCATCGGCACATGGTCGAGGACGGCGATTGGCACGCCCCGCAGAATGCCGCGCGGATTTTCGGGGTTGGTATTCGCTCACGCATCTACTGGACCTGGTATCAGAAGCAAGAGGCCCTCGCGTGGCTGATGGAGTACCTGGAACGGTCCGCCTTCGGACTGGAACTGTGGTATTATCCCGCCGGTTCGGAAAAGGCCCGCGAGGATACCATTAACGCGGCAAAAGAGCGTATCGGCAACGCCCGCAATATCCTGGTGATCCCCCGCCCCGCGGGTCCCGAAGGGCAGATGTTCGGCGTCGAGGTCATTGAGCGGAACATGGCCGGCGCCACCGCCCTGAAGGACATCATCACCGAATACTTTGGACATCAGATTAAGAGGTACATATTGGGCCAGACGCTGACCACTGAGGCCCACGCAACCGGCTTGGGATCCAACCTTGCCTCGATTCACCTGGACACGTTTCTTCAAATCGTCAAGTATGACGCCCAGAACCTCGCTGAAACGCTGACCAGCGAGCTGGTGGCCCGCATTGTGAAATGGAACTTTCCCTGGATTGAGGATTGCCCGCTCCGCCTGGTCATCGAGACAGAAAAGCCCGACACGCTCGACCGCCTGCAAGCGATTCAAGCGGCCTACCAGATGGGGTTGGCCATCCGAGCTCGGGATGTTCGCGAGCTTCTCGGCCTAGCCGAACCGGCAGAGGATGATGAGGTGCTTTCCATCAGGGCCGATGAAGGAAAATCGCAACAGGCGACCGGCTTTTCCGATCTTGGCGGGGTGGGGGAGGTCCCCGCGGACCCTTTCTCCGGCTTGACCGGCCACCGGCAGGGCTTGACGCGGGATTAGGTCCTCTCCCGGAAACCTACGCCCGCGAAAAGAAGCCCGAGGGGATCACGCGGGTGTACCAGGGGCGTTTGCAGATTCTCCTCAAAAGCCGCTGGCACAGTCTGCAGGAGCCAGAGCAGGACCCGGAAAAGTGGCGGCGGGGTTTCATCGAGAGCGGGAAAACCGATCCCCTTTCGGACCATCCGCTTCGGGAACGACTGCGAACGATCTGGCAGAGTGTCTCGGAAAGTCTGGGGTTCGGTCGAAAACGGCGGGAGCGGGAACAGCGGCGGAAGAACAACCGCCGGATGGCGGAGCACGCCATCATGCGCATCTGGCCCAGTCTGGGTGAAGAAGCCAAGCGACGACTGGCTCAGCACCATGCCACGATGATCGTGTGCAGTGACCTGGAGGAGGTAGCCCAGTGGGACACACACCTGAAAAACGTGTTTGGAAAAAACGTCCAGCGCTCCAGCCTCGGAGGATTTGTTCGATGGGTGGAAACCAAGGATGGGAGGCGTTTAGCCATTGTCGTATGGAATGGCCCCGCAAAGTCAGTCCATGAATATTATCTTTACGCCCACGAGCTGGCGCACATCGTGGATCGAGACACGTCCGGCGACAGGATCAGCAACTCAGACGAATGGCAAGCGGCATGGGAATCGGAAAAGGAGGAAATTGTTCATTCCGTTTATCAGCCGGAACTGAAAGAGGCCATTCTAAGAAACCCTCAGGAAGCATTCGCCACGTTGCTGGCCTTGTATTGGATCAATCCTCGGATTTTTCGCACTCAAAGGCAAACCATACGTCGGTTCTTGGTGGAACGTCGTCTGGTTCATCGGGAGGGGGAGAAGTTCCCAGCATAAGGGGAAAGTAAACAGAATCCGGCATTCGGTCCTCAAACGGCACGTAGTCTGAATAATCATGGCCCGGAACAGGAATACAGATTGACTCGATGTCTCCTGTTTCGGGGCAGCACCAGGTGATGACCTTGACCTTTTCCTTGTGCATGTCCCTATCTCGGACCACCACGTACCATCGGCCCTCATAAAACCTCCAGGGGCAGCGCCAGCGTCGCCAGCGATAGTGGGCGTAGGCCAAGAACACACGGTGTGCCAGCCGCTTGAGAGGGTCGAGAAGAGCTGAGAGTTTCATGGCGCCAACCTCCCGCACTTGTTGAGTGCCGCCTGATGATAGTGGCAGGATTTTGGAAAACCGACCCCTTATATTATCGTCATGAGCGTGGCCGTTGACAAACCCAAAAACCGAACCGCCGACAGCCTGTTTTCCCCCGACAAGTTTGTTACCAAACCGGGGGTGGTGGTGTTTGCCGAGCACCGCACCCAGTTACGGGACGGCACGCCGGTGACCTACGACCGGGAGGTGCTGGAGAAGATCGCCGCCAACTGCAACCGGCGGATTGAGGAGACCGGCAACTACGCCGCGGTGTGCATCGGCCACACGGATCGGGACAGCGGCGACAAGCCCCTGGTGGGTTTTGCCGGGCCGTTTCGGGTGGAGGAGCGGGACGGGCGGGCCGTGATTGTGGCCGACTTCCACATCTTCCAGGAGGCCGTTGATCAACTCCGCCATTTCCCGCGGCCCAGTCCGGAGGTCTGGATCCCGCGGGACGGGTTTGACCCGGAGCGGATTTTTCTTGATCCGATCGCCATGCTGGGGGCCGAGACGCCGCGGCTGGATTTGGGGATGACGTTCCTTTATCACGCCCGTGCCGGGGCCATGATCTGTGAGAAATACGCCGCCGCAATGCCCGCAGCGGGGAATGTGGCGTTTCCGGAGTTTGGTTCTCAGAACAAGGTGGATTATACGATGCCTGCCAATCTCACGCCCGAAGACATCCAGGCCATTTTGAAGGCCATTGAGAGCACCGACTGGTACAAGTGGATTCGTCAGCAGATGGCGGCCAGTCAGAAGCCGGGGGAGGGTCAGCCGGAGCCGGACAATCAGGGGCCGCCCGCCGAGGATCAGGCCAAGAAGGAACCCTACGCCAAGGACGATCAGGGGGAGCCGATCCCCGACAAGCCGAAGAGCGAACCGGCGACGGAAGGGGAGCCGGAGCCGCCCAAAGACCGGCCCAAGCGGGTGGAAGAGTACCGCTGCACGACGCATTACGCCAAGCGGGAGGCCGTCCTGGAGGCCCAGAAGGAGATTTACCAGCTCCGTCGGGAACTGGAGCACGAGCGGGCCTTGCGGGTCAACGCTGAACGGCGGCGGGTCCTGGAGGGCCTGGCCCGGCGGTACGCCGTTGACCTGAAAGAGGAGATGGACCTCTGCGCCTACGGCAAGATGGACGATGCGGGCTTTGAGAAGCACGTGGCCCGGATCGAAAAGTACTACCGACCCTTGCCGGTGGAAGAGACCCTGCCGGTCTGGGGCGAGGGCTATGCCGAGCCGGAGGCGTCGAAGGAGTTTTACCGTCGCAAGCAGGGGGAGGAGCTCTCGGCCAAGGCGCGGGATTACGTCAAGAAGCTCGCCAACCGGGGTGAGTGGATCAGCTACGATGAGGCCCTGGAACTGGCTCAACAGGGGAAGATCTAGAAGATATAGGAGATCGGACGATGGTGACTGAACTGCAACTGACGGCCCGCGGGAACATTGCCCCGTTCCGCTTTGTGCGGGTCGATACGTCGAGTGAAAACGGGTGTGTCCAGGCCGGGGATAACACCGACATCATTGGGATTGCCCAGGGTGGGACGAACAAGCCGGAGGTGGCGGGGCTGATCAGTGCCCAGTATGCCGCGGAGAACGGTCAGCCGGTGCGGGTAGCGGGAGTCGGGGCCGTCACGCTGTTGGAGGTCGGCGGGAACGTGACCGCCGGTCAGTATCTCAAGAGTGACGCCAACGGGAAGGGAGTCCCGGTGGCCACCACCGGCACAGTCATTCAGAACTACGGGGCCATGGCCCTGCAGAGTGGGAGCGCGGGATCGATCATCCGTGTCATGGTGATCATCGGGAAAGTCCGTCCGGCGCTGTCGTGATGAGGAAGGAGAAGAAGGCATGCCTGTTCACCCTGCACCGACGAGTGTGATTGTCCCCAATTTGGAGGCCAGCAATCGGCTGATTGTCGATTTTGCCCGCAACGTCAACCAGTTCCCGGTCCTCCAGTACACCCAGATTCAGCCGGTCAAGAAGATCCTGGGGCTGTGGCTGGAAATGACGGTCGAGGAGGCTGGGCGGATCCTCAACACGGACCTGAGTGATTTCAACTGGCCCGACGGTCAGGACGCCCCCCTGGGTCTGGAGGAAACGGAATCCTTCCAGTTCAAGACCTTCCAGTGTCAGCGGAAGCTCTTCAAGGCCGCGATTGGCGATCTGACGCGGGACAACGCCGAGTGGGACATCATCAACAACCACGCCTCGATCAAGGCCCGGCAGGCCATGACGGCGCGGACCCAGATGGCGGTCAACAAGATTTTCGATACGTCACTCTATCCCAGCAGCCACGTGATTGACGTGAATAGCACGTTTGGGGCCAAGTGGAACGCCGCCACGACGAGCAACCTGGTGATCCGCAAGAGTCTCAACGCCGCGGTGCAGCGGATCATTGACGACACGCTGGGGGCGGTCTCCTCCAAGGACCTGGTCCTGGTCATGAGCGACAATGTGGCCAAGGCGATCTCAGAGAGCGGGGAGTTTGCGGACTACCTCAAGGGGAGTCCGGACGCCCTGGGCGCCCTGCGGTATCAATTCAAGGATGAGGATGTGGCCCCCAAGAATTTTGGGCTTCCCCGGCGGCTGTACGGTCTGGAAGTCATTGTCGATGACACGCGGAAGGTGACGACCAAGAAGGGTCAGACGAAGGCCATTTCGCCGGTCTTGCCCAGCAACATGGCGGCGGTCGTGGCTCGCCCGGGCGCGCTAGAGGTCCCCTACAGTCCGGTGGCCTTCAGCACGTGCACCTTCTACACCTTCCAGGAAATGAACGTCGAGACGATCCACGACACGATCAACAAGCGGACCGTGGTGCGGGTGATTGAAAACTACGATTGCATCCTCACGGCCCCCGCCGCGGGCGTCGTTTTGACCAACGTGGTGTGATCATGGCCTATGCGACGGCAAGCGACCTGGTGGCCCGATTTGACAAGAACATCCTGGCCGATCTGGCCGGGGACGACGCCGCGCCGGCGGACCCCCTGAGCAGTCCACGGGTGGCGCGGGCCCTGGAGGGGGCCAGCGGGGAGATCAACGCCGCGGCCCGGATGGGCGGCAGGTACCGCGCTGAGGAGCTGGCAAGCCTGAGCGGGGATGATTTAGAGTTTCTCAAAGACCTGACATGCCAACTCGCCCTGCTGAGGCTGGTGGGCACGCGGATTCAGACAATTGGGGAGCTAGCACACAAGACATTGCGGGAAACCGCCGACAGGATTCTTGACGACCTGCGGGCGGGACGCCTGGTGTTCGGAACGCCGGCCGCGGAGCGCTCGCAAACGCCCCGCGTGGATGGCCCAACGGTGTTGGATTATGAGCGTTTAAATTTGCTGCCTGATCGGACTCGCAACTACTATCCAAGCCGTGGATCGCGGTTACCGTTAGGACGTTGACCATGCCTGCCAGCATTTTCATACCGGGACTGATTGCGGTAAGTATCAAAAAGCCCGCGGATCAGAATTTCTCGCTTCTCGGCTATTGCCGGGACGGGGTCATGATCCGCGAAACAGTGCGGATGCGCCCCATTCACGGCGATGAAGGCGGCGGGCCCGACGGAATCCCCGTGGATTTTTCCTACCTCGGGGAGTATCACGAAGTCCGTCTGGATTTGTACAAGTATGACGGCACTCTCATCACAGCGGTATCGAATCGTCTCTCGACTACGACTAAAGACCGCACTAAGGTGTTTGAACCAGGGTGGATGGTGCGGGCCGCGGGGGATCACTTTCAACTCAAACTCGAAACCGAGTACCGGCAGATCACGGGGCTGCCCCCCGCATTCGCTAGGATTTACACCTGCGCGATTCCGACGCAGCCCATTGAGTACCCTGTAGGCCCTAAGGAAATGAACGTCCTGATTGAGTTTATCTGCCTGCCTGATGCGACAGGAACGATCTTCACGGTGCCTGCTTGATCGATCAAGGGGAAATCATGTTTCGGCGGTGGTGGTACAAACGATTGAGAAAAGCCCTGCTCTTCAGCTACTGGGACGGGGTCCGCATCCGCAATGAGGACGGCGAACGCCTGTGGCGGCGGCTCCGCACAAATAAGACGCTCACCGACCCGCTCATCGAGGCGGCGGTGCAAAAAGACGATCCCGAGGCGGTGGAAACCTATCTTAACGCGACGGCGGAGCTGTTTTCCGTCAAGCGCTACGATCCGGAAACAGGGACCGGACTGACGGACACCGAACTCGCGGACCTGCTGGTCCGCTTTCTCAACTGGGTATCGCAAAAAAAAACGAAGCCCAACCCTTAGCCGACGCGATCGTTGATTTAGGCCCCGCGGCAGTGCTTTTCTGGCCGACCTCCCCGGAAACCGCCGCGGGGCTTGTCTTTCTACGCGATCGGATGGTCCTCCGGTCAACAGGCCGACTAGCGATCGCGATCGCCATGGGCTTCGGCGGGGAATTTCCGAGAGAAATCTTTCTCGCCCTATCGGACACCGATGAGGAAGGGGAGCGTGAATACAACCGCTACCTAGCCCATAAGAGGATGACGGATGCCGCTCGAACAACTCCAGAAACTTTTTGAGCAAGTGGGGGAAGCCGCGCAGCGACTCAGCCAGCTCCGGGCGGGCCAAATCGCGCTCGGCGGCCGGGTGGCCATTTCAGAAACGGTGCAGTCCGTCGCGGACCTGCGCCGGCAGCTCGGTGAAAAGCCGAAAGACCCGGCGCAACGCGGGATGTTGCCCACGGAAGATTTGCGGGAACTCGTGAACGAGCTGAAGCGCCTCAACGAACGTCTCAAACCGCAAGAGGAAAAGCAGGAGCGCGGCAAGAGAAAGAGCGACAGTGACGAACATAAAGACAAGTCCAGTCTGATCAAGCGTATCCCGCCTGTATCGTGGGTCGAGGCAGGCCTAGCCCTTGCCGACTATGTCGAAAAACAGCAGAAGGCTGGCAAGGCGGTCGATGCGTTCACATACTCCCTCGCCGTCGCGTCACGGTTCCTTTACTCATTCACCACGGGACGTGTGGTCACCCCGTCCGGCCAGCGCATCCCCTGGCGGCGCGCGCTGGCCCGCGCGCTTCGGCGTTATCCTGCCCTGCGGCCGGTGCGGCGATTACTTACCGCCCCCGACATTTATTTGCGCCGCACGGCCAGGCATATAAAAATCGCCAGTGGGGGACGCACTCTGCCAAGCCTCCGCGAAGCTGCACAGAAAGTCGCTCAGACCCGCAAGGCTCCTAAACTAGGCATTACACCACCTGGGCATGCAGCTGAAAAGCTAGCGGAAGCCCAACAAGTCGCCGAGCCACGCCCTGCCGGTATTACTCAACCCGCTGCTGCCGCGCAAACAGCCGCAGCAAGAGGAATGGGCGCGCGTGCCGCAGCCGGTGCGGCCGAAGCCGCAGGGGCCGGGGCTACACGTGCCGGAATCGCTGCAGCCGGGGCAGCGGAAGCAGCCGGAGCTGGTGGCGCAGCCGGAGCGGGGGCCGGGGGAGCCGGTGCGGCTGCAGGCGCCGGAGCAGCCGCCGCGGGGGGTGGGCTACTGGCCGCGGCTGGACCCGTCGGCATCGCCGCCGCCGCCATTGTTGCCCTGGTGGTCGCCATCATTGCCGCTGTTGTCGCCATGCGGAAGTTTACTACGGCCGTTGCCGAATCCGCACAGTCGTTGCTGGCCCAACGGTTCGCCAAATATTCGCAATACTCCCCCGCCATTGCCTTCGCGGAGGCCCGCATGGAGGCCTACGAAATCCATTCCCGTATCAGCCAGGGGGCCGCCACGTCCGGGGCAACGCTTGCCCTCACCGAGGCCACAATCCAGCTTCGGCGGGAAATGGGACAGGCAAACAAGGCGATTTTGAATTTGCAGCTTCTGGGCACCCTCCTTCTTGTCCACGTTGCCCGAGCCGTCAACCTGCTTTTGAAACTCACGGGGATCATTTCCCTGCTGGACTTGCTGGTGAAAAAACTGACGCCGAAAACACCCGACATTGAATTTCCCGTGGAACAGTTTCTCCGCGGGCTTGAGCATCCTGGCAATCTGCCCCGTGTTGTTCCCCCTCAGCAGGTGCTACCACCATGGCAATAACCGTTCTCGACTACAACGGTGTCAGGATTCACAACGTGCAGATTGTGAGCGTGAATCAGCACGTCGAGTATGATGCCTCGAACACCGATCAGCTCTGCGTGCGCACCACATTGACTGTGCGCGGCGTCGTCTTTTACGGGGAATACTCTCAATACTCCGACGTCACGCGCCCCAATCTGCTCGACACGCCAACAGACGCTCCGGTGGACGATCCTAACCTTGTCCGCCGCGGCCAAATGGTCAGCCGCTCACCCAGCGAGATCATCGCCTATCTTTCCCAACCGCGGCACACGCTGCGGGTGATGATGATCACGCAGAACAAGATTGAGCGGATTTTGTGGGAAGTATTTCCAGCCCAAGAGGGTCGGAATCACACCACAAAAACCGATGTTCACAATGGGCCGCGACCCATCGCCGCAAACCTCCTCTACATGACGAAGTGGGGTTTCGAGATCGAATTTCAGATCGAATTTTCCCAGCAGCTCCGCGATGAACATTCAATCCACGGCGATAATCGGCCTACCCACTGGGCGCTGAATAACCGGTGGCGCGTCCGCGAAGCGATGGATCAAAACTTTTACATGACCAAAACCTATGAAGGTACGATCCGCATTACCCAAGCTAACCCGGAATATCAGTTTGTCGCTCGGTGGCTAGCATTCCCGCAGCTCGAACCGGGCTTCCGCCGTGATAGCTGCGAATACTCCGTTTCGGCCGACGGGCTTGAGGTCCAGTACGTGATCGTGGACCGCCAGGAACACCACGCGCCTCCGTGGCCCTGCACTAAAATGGAGGGCACACACTCCGAGACCCTCAGCAAATACGGCTATTATGTTCAGTCCCAGTGTCAGGTCCGCCTCTGGGGGCCGCCGGGCGTGCCAAAGTCATTTCTGCTGGCCCGACTCGCGCAGATTCTCCGCAACAGGCTTTTGTGGGACGGGCAGTTCGGAAAGTCGGCATTTCTGGAATCCCTGCGGATTGTGGACAGTTTCGGCGAAGATAACACCGTGTTTGGGGAAATGATTCTGAATCGCTTTCCCAACGCTGCAATGAACGGCGACGTTGACCAGGGCGTTCTCGATGACGCGGCGAAGGCAGCGGCCATCGGAGCGGTGATTGGAGGGATAGCCGGGGGCGGCGCCGCCGGTCCCGTTGGCGGCTTTTTAGGTGCAGCCGCTGGCGCAGCGATCGGACGCGTGATCGTTGGGCAAAAGCCGAACAAGCCGGCTGGAAATGTGAAAAATGCCCCACCCCCTAACGACTGGTTTGAGAAACTGACACGCAGCGTCCTAGGAACCGATCTGGAACTGCCACCCCTCACCGTCCCTGAGCAACCCGGTCCAGGCATTGCAGGCGGCATTGCTGGAGCGTGGATCACGGCCGCCTATGGAAAGCCTTTCCAGAATTACTGGCAACACTTACGCCCGCTGCCAACTGGCTACACAGTGTTCGGAACAATCCGCCCTCCCGCGGCGGCCCTGTTTTTTGCCTGTTACTACCAGGTCCCGGAACGCATGCCCCATGAGTTCCACCCCTGGCACGGCCAGGGCCAAGGTCAGGGGCAGCAAGATCCGAATGACGTTCCCGATAAACCGCCCGATACCCGCCACGCGGGGCAACAGGCCGTCACACCGCCCGCTGTCCCCAAGCAGGTCACAGCGATTCACGGTGGGATCGGCAGTGCGGAAAGCCCGGATTTGCTATCGCCATCGCATGCGGCCGCACTCTATACCCATGCGACGCTGATGAGTGACTACGATTTCGACCGTGGCCGGGCCGTCTTTGTTCGGTCCATCACTGGAAATTACGGGGACCCGCTTGCTTATGACGACGGCCAAGATGACGTGGAAATTGTCACCGTGTCGCGGCCGCTGTTGATTCGACGTGTTAGCTACGAGGCCGAACGAATCGGGACTTGGCCGGAAATCCCAGTTCCCGCCGACTACGACATCCCGGGGGGTGGAAGGGCAAAGCTGATTCGCTTCCGGTTGCAGCCCCTCTCCCCCGCCATCGCCCCGGATGGAGTGCGGCTGATTTATCGCGTCCATGCCCAGTATGAGTGGGCCATCACGAGGGCCTTTTCCGCCGCCGATTTGGACGTGCCCGCGTTGCCCCACGTCCGCAGCGACGCGGTCCATTCGTTCCAACTTGGCGCCAATGCATCAGTGAGCCTGCTTCTGTCGCATAACCGCAACCCCTCGCTGTATTCTGAGGATTTCGCGATATGATCACGATCACGAACGCGCAGAGAACCGGTCTTTTCGACCTGTTGGGCAGAATCTGGTACGCAGCCACCCTGGAAAAAACCGACTACCAAAACCGCCGGACAGTGGTGGATAGTCTCGCTGGGGCGGTGGTGGCCGGAGTGGCAATCCCGCCGGGATCAAGCCAGGCGGAGTTCCGGATGTCTGTGGAATCCCTCGCCGCCTCGCGGGGCATCACGGATTATGCCCTGCGCCTAACTCGCGACCTCGTGAGGCGTGCCGTCATCGCAGACACGGGGCGGCAAGTGACGGAATCCCAGGCCGCCGCGGAACTGATCCGGCAAATGACGGCTGGCGGCTACTATGTGGGGACGGCGAGCGTCGCCGTCGTCACAGCATCAGAGACGGGCAACCTCGGGGACGCCCAACTGCTGAGCGCCAGCCTCGGCCCGGACGGCTACACGGGCCCACTCTGGACCCCGGAAAGCGGTCGGGTTGTGTTCGATGGCAGCCCACGGGCCTACAGCAAGGACGCCGTCGAGCTTGCCAGCGTGCTCTGGCCGGGCGGGACCGGTTACCAGGGGGAAATCGTTCCGACGGCGGACTTAGACACTGGACCGCTTCGCAATCCAGCCCTCAGTGTTGCCGAGGGCCTGGTCACTGAGTGGCTTGCCCGTGGAACCCAGTGGGCAGCCCTACTGCCACCGCAAGACGAAATACAATTTTCCGCACAGCCCACGGGGGGCACTTTCCGACTAGCCTTCACCAATCGCTTCGGCGTCAAGCGATACACGCGGGATATTGGGTTTAACGCCAGCCCCACCGCCGTGGCCGGTGAGATCAGCGCACTGGATTCGGAAACGCGCGTTGTTCGCGTCAGTGTGCGGTCCGCCGGCCCTGGATACACGATTGATTGGCCGTATGCACGGTATGATCTGCCTGTCTTAGAGATTGAATCATCGCTCACCGGCGCAACCGCCAGCGTGGTACGGACCCGAAATGGGACTGCCGGGGGATACGCCGGAACCGCCATCAGATTTAATGGAAACGGAACAGAATTGACGGGCCTTTATCAACGCTTCACGTGGACCCGTGCAGCAATTATGTTTCTCGTAGCCCGCGTGTGGCATGACGGCACCACGGCCGGTACGTTGCAATTGGGGATTGTGAACGGTGCGGATAGTACCGCTGCCCCGATCAATCGCACAAGCGGGGATCCGAACGCAGTGAGCGTGAATCTATCGAGCCTCGCCGCCAACCAGTTTCACGTGATCACGTGTCCCCTTGCGTGGACCGACAGCATCGACGGCTATGTGACCATACGTCTTACGTCCCCGCTAACAAGCGGAAAAACTCTTGTCATCAACCGGCCGCAACTCATCGAAATAACCGGTCAAACGATCACCCGGCCCGGGCTTCTTTTACTAGCGAACCGGTTCGGACCAGTGGTGAACGACCGCTGGACGTGGACCATCACGAACGACTTTGCCGGGCAGGTCCAAACCTGGTGGCTACGGGCCTTTGCCGATGCCGACCTGGCCCTGCCCCGGAGCGGGACAACCCTAATTCCTGAATCGATCATCAGCGCATAAGGCAGTGAAAATGAACGCTCTACCGACAACACCGGCCGCGATACTGGAAACCATCCGTTCTCAAGTTGTCGAAGCAACGGCTATCGATGACGAGTGGGTTTTTCTCACGCCCGCCCCGGAGCTGGTGGGCAAACTGCCTCCGGCTTCGACCGCCTTCGCCGCGGTCGTACCGGAGGGCGTGCGGTTTCCCGAATCGCCCCAACACCGCCAGATATGCCCGGCGGACGTGCAGTTTCAAGTGTGTTTGTTTTCCCGCGTCGCCGTGGACCGGGCCTTCGACGGCCGCAAGCTGCTCATCGACCCGTCCCGCGGCCTCTTGAGTTTGGCCCATAAGGTGATTCTCAAACTGGCCGGGTCCAGCCTGGAAACTCCCCAGGGGCAGCGCACACGCCAGCCCATCCAGTGCTTGGGTATCGACGCTCTACGGTGGGCAGAGGGCGCCAACTTGGTTTTAGCATACGCGGTAGTGCGCTTTAGTGCAGAAATTTTGTACAATCTCGAAGAGTAAAATGCTTGCGCGCCTGTGGCTAGAATACAACGGAACGCAAATCCCCATATTGCTCGCGCGACGTGACGAGCGGGACGCGGCGAAGCTTTTCCCGCCGGAGGTGCTTGCCGCGCTCGTCCACGATACGGCCGCGCCCCCGTGGAAGGATACTCTGTTCAACCGGCCGCGCTCTGGTATGGCGGTCGATCCGTCGGTCCTTCCCGACGCGCACCAGATTCCGACTGACCAACTCGCCGCCGCATTGCGCTCGCGCTTTGGCCTGATCGGTCCCAACATCGCCCGGTCTGTCTGCCAGTGGCCCGACTGGCATTATCCAGCTCACCTGGTCAAACTCAATTCGTGGTGGCTCCCCGCGGGCACCGCCCGTTATCCCCAAGGGCTTTTTCTGATCCCCGCCAGTGCGCTGACTGAGTCGCAATTACCGGACGCTAGGCTGGTCACGTTCTATGCCGCCGTTACGAAGGATCAGGGCCTGATCCCGGAGTGGTCCTTGGTCATCCGGTGTTACGTGACGCGGCTGGTTAAGCAAGGCCGATTGGCGGTTGTCGCGCTTGCCGGCGCAAGCCGCGATCTGCAATCGCGATGGGTGCAGGGGCCTTTCCGGGATTGGCAGGAAACCTCCGCCAAGCTGGCCGCGGCCGGGGTCCCGCTGACGATCACGCCCCGCTGGAACGTGCCCCTATCCGAAGATGCCACCCGTGGTCTGTGGCCCGCCGCGCTGGCCATCGAATCGCTGGCCATCAATCACGGCATCCTGCCGGTCAGTCTTGACGGCAAGACCATTACTGGCGCCCCGTGGGACACGGTGGCCTACCAAATCCTTTGGGGCCGGGCAAGCAATATTTTCGAGGATGTTGCCCGCCCCTCCCGGATCGGCGGCCTGCGGGTGGCCTTTCCGGTCGGTTTCAAAGGCGTCCCGTCCGTTGCTGACGAGTGGTTCGCGGTGGAAGTCCATGCCGACACCCCGCGGGGGCCATTCCTGCCAGCCGTCGAAGCCATGTGGGCGGACGGCATCCCGCCGCGCAACCGAATGGACCTGGAACGTTTGGCCGCATGGCTTCTGAACCTGGTGCAAATGATTCCCAACGGCTGGGCTGGGCAGGTCATTCCCCGCGCTCCAGAGTCCGAAACGCCGCCGATTTTTGACTGGCTTCTGGTGCGGTTTTCGGCGAACTCTTTAGACATAGTCCAGCGTCCTTTTTCAGCATACAACCTGCCTGTGGAGTGGCTGCATGCCGGGTTGCCTGCGGAAAGTACGACAACATCGAGCACTAGTACTAGCACCAGCACCACGACTGGGGAGCCCTGTTCGGGCACATGCGCCTGGCACTGGACGCCGGGCAATAACACATGGGTGCTGATGAGCAACGATTGCAGCGACGGGTGCTATTGTGTCGGGCCTCAGCAGTGCCCGCCCGAGGGTTCCGACGAAACCGTTACCCCGTGCGGCCCGGAGGCCATCGACCCCTGCACGACTACGACCACGACGTCCAGCACCACGACCACGACGGCTGAACCGCCCGCCTGCGTGGGATCATGCACGTACCGCTTTAATGGGAAAACTCGCAAATGGGAAATCATTGATTCGGGCTGCGATCCCGCCGATTGCGTGTGCGATCCATCGGGGCTGACGTGCGATTACGCGGACGGCGCGGTGGTGACCCGAAAGTGCGTTCGTAATCCCAGCGGGAGCTGGCCGGACTGCACCACCACGACGCCCGCGCCCTGTCAGGGGGATTGCCGGTGGGTGTGGGATAAACTCAACAAGCGCTGGGTTCTCGATCGCAAAACCTGCAGCGATGTGTCCGGCTGTAACTGTTCCCCACCGAGTTTTTGCGGCGAGAGCTGGTCGGATTGCGCCTATACGCCGTGCAGCCTGGCTCCCGTCTTACCCGAACCAGATTGTGGCCAGCCGAAGCCCAGCACAACGTCCAGCACGACAACGCCCAGCACGACAACGACCTACGCGCCATGTACCGGAGAATGCACGTGGCGCTGGTTCTTGGGGGCTTGGCGGCTGGTCGATAACCCTTGTTTGCAACCGTGCACGTGTTCTGGACCGCAATCGTCCGGGTCGTCCGAGTGCGACGTCGTGAAAACGCCCTGCCTACCCCCGGCCCGCCCCACGACAACCCAATCCCCGGAGGCCTGCTACGGCGCCTGCCAATGGATATGGAACGATCCCAGCATCCCGCTGGATTATCCCCGGTTTGGCTGGAATCGGGTGGCGCAAGACAAGTATCACTGCGAGAACTCCCCCGGCTTCGGCAAGACGTGCGCCTGCCTGGAACCCACGGACCCCGGCCAGCCGTGCGAAATCCGTTTCACGGACTGCCAGATCATCGAGGACCTGCCACCGCCGACCACGCCAGAAACGCCCCATTGTGGCGCGTACTGCCTTTGGAATTACAATTCCAGCGAAATGACCTGGATTTTGCGGGCCAACTACTGCCCCGCGGAGTGTCCGTGTTCGCCGCCTGCTCAACCCCCGGCGCACGATGCGGCGTGCGAGCTGGTAAAAAGCGCGTGTGGTACCACAACCACAAGCTCCAGCACGACCAGTAGCACTACGACAAGCAGCACCAGCAGCACGACGACAAGTAGCACGACAACGACCACCCCGGCCCCCTGTTCCGGAAAATGTTCCTGGATTTGCATGGGGAGCGTATGGAGTTTACTCGATTCGACATGCACGGAAACATGCCAAGGCTGTTCACCGCCGGAGGGCGGCTGTGGGGACGGCGAGACAGCCCAAACCGCATGCATTCAAGCGACTACGACAACACGTGATCCAGACCGCTGTTATGGGACATGCCATCTCGGTTGTATCTGCACGAACCAAGACTGTTCGCGGGGGGTGATCGGTGTAAGCGATTCCAGCTGCAGAGGAAAAGACTGTGTGTGCGTGTCCAGCGAGATCGGAAAGCCATGTGACCCGCGGCTACGTATTGTTTTAACCGGCCTGTGCGATAAAGCGGTGACCACAACGACCGCGCCGCCAACCTCAAGTTCGACTTCGACTAGCACCACCAGCACAAGCACAACCACCAGCACAAGCACAACTACGACTACCAGCACAAGCACAACAAGCACAACGACAACGACAGCGGCACCGTCCAGCACAACGTCCAGCACGTCCAGCACAACGGCAACGCCGTCCAGTACATCCAGCACAACGGCGACGCCGTCCAGCACGTCCAGCACAACGGCGACGCCGTCCAGTACATCCAGCACAAC